CTGGCTTATATATGTTTGTATTAATACCATGTGGTACATACCCTACTTGCCAATCCTTTTTAGGTTTCCAAGTTGGTTTAGTATCCAATGCTGATAATCGTTTGATGATACCATATGTTTGTCTAGAGATACATCCAATCCAATCACAACTTTCATAGAAGTTACGATTATATAATGGGTCTGGTAAATCATCCCAAATTGCATAGAATAAAAGAGGAACATTTTGTCTGATTTCATGTTCTATATCATACAACCATGTCCAATAACGAGGGTCAGTAAAGTGTAGGATAGCATCTGGCTTTTCTGAATTGATTAATTGTCTAATCAAATCTGCGTTACCATAACCATTCCAAGGAAGTATTTTTACATTAGCATCAGCTATACCATAATTTTTTTGTATATCTTCGCTAACATCTAAAACCTTCCCAGCTTCAGGATGATTAATAGCTGCTCCTACCTGAAACCAATCGTATTTATGAACTGTACCAAGTACTAATTCCTTTGACACAGTAGCGATACCACTTGCCATTCTTAAATCATCCGAAAGTAAAAGGATTTTCTTTTTTGCCATAACTTATTTTGTTTCTTAAAATTGTGAACCTGATATTTGTAGTTTCAAGTATTCGTTCATTTCTTGTCTAAATCCATCATCAGTAACATATCTTTCAACTGTTCTATTTACCAGCTTTTGAAGTGTAACATCTGATGTAAAAGACACTTTTTTGAAACTTGAATATACATCTTTTAGTATTTTCACCGTTGTCAGTTTTGTGTTTTCTTCGTTCATTGTAATATATTTATATATATAAGTATAATGAAATAAAAAAAACATAATTTTTTATTTTGTAGCCTTTTTATCACATATTCCCCTATTTCCAAACTCACAAAACTTACAATTCTTTTTAGCAGGACCTGGTACTTTAGGAAACTCAATATCCCTAAACTTACCATCATCATCAAATACAGTGTGAATGAATTTCATAAACTCATCATATACTTTTGTAACCGATGGTGCTCCATGTGCTGGAATGTGTTTTGATACGTGTGGAATTGGAAATGCCGAGTCTTCGGGCAACTTCCTACGAAGGATTTGATACTCTACTTTAATTTTGTTTAAAGGAATATTAAATAATTCTGAATAGTATTTTTTATATAGGAGAATTTGAGAGTTCTTCATCTTATCAGCTTTTTGATACTGATTCCATCCCATAGTAGATGTCTTAAGGTCAATGATAATAATTGAATTTTCAGCCATATCTCTTAATACGATATCTATGAATCCAATAAAGTGTACGCCCTCTTTAATAGTTGCGTTTAATGGAATCTCAATACCCACTAATTCAAATCCACTCTTTGAATAGAATTTGTGCATATGCTTATCTAACCAAGCTAATATACGTCTACCATCGCCATAAAATTCTTCTAATTGAATTTGAGTACAAGGAGTTCCCTCACTCATTTTATCAGCTTCACTTTTATAAGCCTTTCTCATAGTTTCCAATAAGAGCTTATCTTTGTTGATTTCGTCTGCTTGCTTTTTAGAAACACCATACATAACCGAAAGGTAGTGTTGAATTGTTTCGTGCATAGCAGTTCCAAATATTGTGTGTATATTAGATGAACTTTCACCTAACTTATCTATGTAATTTAACTTATATTGATGCGGGCAACTACTCCACATAGAGTATTGCGAAAATGATACTTTTGCCATTATGTTTATTTATATAAAGATACGAAAAATACCTGAATTTACCAAATTAAACTTTGAGTTTCAGAGCGGAGATTACTTTTGTTTCAGTACCATAAGCCTCAGCTATTTCTTTAATATGCAACTTACCAGTTGTAGTTTGATATAAAATATTAGCATAATCTTCAGCTTCCGTTTCAGATACCTCATAGTAACGAGCTACTAACTTAATAAGCCACCCTTCATACTTTTCAGATGATGCTGGTTTCATATATTTTAGAAATGCTCTTGTCTTTGGAATTAATCCTATCAAACATAAGTACATTGCTTTAGGCGGTGCCTCTTGTATGTAAGGTTGTATATCTGCAATTAATTCTATCCACTCTGGTTTCATAGAAAGAAAACGGAGTATCATATAGTTACTCCAAGTCTTTTTATCACTCTCATCAAGTGTGTCCCAATACTTTGGGTCTTTCTTATCACAAATTGCGTTTAGATGGTCAAATAATGTTTTAGCCATATTATGCTTCTTCTTCTACTTTTAAACCTGGAGGTAATAATTCATTAAGTACTTCACCGCAATCTCCACAAAGGAATAATTCTACCGGCAGTACTTCATCTTTTGGTTTACCAGTTAATAATTTTGAAATCTTACGAAATCCAAACCCTTGTACAAAAATCTCACCACCACACTTACATGCAATAGGTTCTGTTTTTTCTAAAGGTATTTTTACTTCTTCTTGCTCACCCATTGGTTGTCCACTTGCTCCTAAAATGTTTGCCATTATATTATATTTAAAATTTGAATTAATGTAGCTGCTGCTATAATTTCTTTATCAATTGCAGTTGCTGATTTATTTACTCCATCACCTAACAATAGAATTACATTAGATGTATTTTCTCCACCATATTCCTCTACCTTATTATAAAGAGTTGTATATAAATCCGTAAAATCAGTTACTTTAGAATCTATAATAGTTTGTCTTAACTTCATATACTTATTTCTCTTATCATCCTTTGAAGAAAGTATTTCAACAATCTTTGCTTTGTAATCATTATCTAAAAGATTTTGCACGTCCACCATCAACTTTCCTTTATTGGAGTTTAGTTGGCAAGTATTTAATATCTTACGAATATCAGGATAAGCTGCATCTATGATTGGAACTAAATCCTTCACATCAAATTGTATTTCCTCATTCTTTAAGATTTTACTAACTTGTACAGCTACATCTTTTTTAGTTGGCGGAATAATTTGAAATGTTTGACAACGAGATTGTACGGGTTCAATTATCTTCTCAACATAATTACACGTTAAAATAAATCTACAATGTCCACTAAATGTTTCCATTAAATTACGAAGGATAGCTTGGCCTGGTCCAGTTAAGTAATCAGCCTCATCTAATATCATAATCTTATATGGCTTGAATCCCATAGAAGATGCGAAATTTTTAATCTTCTCTCGTAATGTATCAACACCATTCTCATCAGATGCATTTATAATCATATAATCACAATCAATTGATTTAACAATTAACTTTGCTAAGGTTGTCTTACCAGTACCAGCTTTTCCATAAAGTAGTAAATGCGGTACATCGCCTGTTTCTATATATCCTGCAACTTTTGTTTTTAAGTGCTCATTACCTACATAATCATCCAATTTATTTGGGCGATATTTCTCAACCCAAAGAGAATGATTCTTTTGTTCTTCTTTAAATTCAAACATATTTTATTTTTTTATTTTCCAGTACTTCCAAATCCACCATCACCTCTTTCACTATCAGATAGTTCATCCCATTGTTCAAACTCAACTGGAGGATATGGTATAATCATAATTTGTGCAATTCTATCACCTACTTTATATGCAAGTGAATCTAATCCATTTTCTTTTTTGAATGTAGCTTGTATTTCACCTCTATACCCACTATCAATTACACCAACGGAATTTGATAATACTAATTCATATTTTCTAATTGATGAACGAGGAAATACTAATCCTACAAATCCGTTAGGAATTTCCATTGCTAAATCAGTACCATAACTAACATCAAATGTTGTATTAGATATAATTCTAGTTGCTACTAAATCCATTCCAGCATCTCCATCCTTTGCGTAAGTTGGAATTACTGCTAATGGATTAAGCTTCTTTATTCTTACTTTCATTTTCTATATTTGTTTTTACTAAATCAGATTGTTGTGTTTGAAAATCTCTAAGCCTTATACCAGCATCAGTTAATTCTCTAGCATATAATTTAAATTTCTTTAAAGTTTCTTTATTTGTAAAAGATATGTATGCATCTTTAGTATTAGATATTGTAAATGTTACTGTTGGTTCTTCATTTGTCATATCTTCACTTGTCCATGCAAATACTTGTGGTTCATCATCATCAAATTGAAATACCCATTCGCATTGTTCTAATTTTTCAGATTGTTTTAATGTAATTTCACCAACTGGTTCAACTACTTCTTGTTTTTTTGTTTTTTTACTCTTTACCATAATTTTATTTTTCATTAACATTTTC